CGCCCTCTTTAAAATATCCCCGGCGGGATATTTGGGGAGAGCATTCCACTTTTAACCTCGTGTAGGTTTAGCTGGGACTACCAGTACTTAACAAAAATCGGGTGTCATCAGCCCATTCTCCTTTCAAGAGGCGTAGAGACCTGTCGGAATCTCGTCACAAGTACTGGTAGTCTCCGCTAAACTAATACGAAACACTTTATATCTATAACAAAAGAAAGGAGAACTGTATGTTAAAACTTTATAGTTGGTCTATCTGGGCTCATGATGCAATTCCTGCAGAAGAGTGGAAGTATCGAAATCTAAAACGAGTTGTCTTTCCAATAGTCGACATTATATTTTTCCTTTCTGGATTCTCTGCCGCTCGTTTTGGAATCCCAGCAATCTCGGAATTCTTTCCGGATGAATTCGTAGATATTTTTGCTTATGTTTTGTCCTTGGCATCCTTTATTTGTTTGCTCGGTGTTTCATTCCCAAGTCTATGGGGATTTGAGATAGCAGGCAAGTCTGTTGTTCTTGGTTTGATCATTGGCTATGTCGTTGCTTTGTTTCTATTGACCGCAGTAGGTGAAGATAGTCGGGGGTTCATCTTCTTCATCTCTGCAGTATCACTTGTATTTATTATTTGGCGACTTAGTCTACTTGGATCTGAATGGCAAGCTCGACGAGTAGAAGCTGCCGCGGAAAGAGAACTAGCAGCAAGACTTGCCGCCATAGCTAAACTTGATAGGGGGGAATGATGGATTTTGTTACCATTGGTGGTTTAGTTATAGGCCTTATAGGCGCCTTGTCTACTATTGGATCTGTCGTTGTTCTTGTATATAAAAGCCGGGGCGAAAACAAAACAGCAGCACTCAATGCAAAGACTGCATTGGACGCTCGTATTGATGCTCGAGTAACATTGCAACTTGAAACTGCGTGGAAGAGTATTACAGACTTGGAAAACAATGTTAAAAGTCTAGAGACTCGAGAGACTCGACGTAGCGGAGCGATAACTAGAATCCTTAGAGCCATTGCAAAACAGTGGCCAGGAACTGAAGGTCCAGATCTAGATCCTGCAGACATTGCAGAGATTGAAGAAACTATTCCTATTGCATGGATTCGAAAATCGCCTACTTAAAACTTAGGAGGTGAAAACCTATGGCCCGACCCGACCCGAATCCGGACGACATTGTAATCCACAAACGTCCACCAGCAACAACACCCCAAGCGAGAGAGAACCAACTAATCTCACTTGCAGTAGATCTTGCTGAAGAACAAATTCGTTCGGGCAAAGCTTCATCACAGGTGATCACCCATTTTCTTAAGCTTGGAACTATTCGAGAAGCTCTTGAGAAAGAGAAACTCATTAGTGAGAATCAATTAGCTAAAGCAAAAGTCGAACAGATGCAAGCTAGCGCTAAGAACGAAGAAATTTACAAGCAGGCACTCGACGCTATGCGTCAATACTCTGGCAACGGAGATCCTGATGACTACAATGGTTAGATCATATTCTGAGCTGATTAGGTTTGATACCTTTGAAGAGCGTTACGAGTATTTAAGACTTCGTAGCTCAGTGGGTCAATCCACTTTCGGATTTGATCGTTATGTAAATCAAGCTTTTTATACATCACATCAATGGGCTCAAACTAGACATCGGGTTATTGCTCGAGATTTAGGATTGGACCTTGGTATGGATGGTTATGAAATCCATGACAAGATAATTATACATCATATGAACCCTATGAGGGAAGAAGACATTCGGGGTGATGATCCAGATATTTTGGATCCTGAATATTTGATCTCTACTACTCATAGAACGCATAATGCAATTCACTATGGGGATAAATCTTTATTGTTAACCCCTTTGGTTGAGAGACGTCCAGGCGACACTAAGCTCTGGCGATAAAAGGAGAATAAAATGGAACCGATTGAAGATGACGAAGTAACACCCATTGATCCTGCAGAAATCCAGGAGTCCAAGGGTGCAGTAACTACGGAGCCTAGCCTCAGTGCAGACCGTAGTGAAGGTGTTGAGCTCGAGGAAGAAGAGTTCGATGAACCTGAGGTAGTATTTGAAAATGACGATTCCGCTAAGGAACCTGACTTTGGTCCGAATGGAGGTATTTAATGTCACTCGACAAGAACGAAATTAACAGCAAGCTCGATAAGGAATTTCCAAATCGTAACTGGGCTGGTAAGTGTGAAGCCGCTCGATACCAGATTACTCGACTGAGTAACGGTCTTGAAGTTGCTGAGATGCGAAGCTTTATCTCGGCCAATTCTGCACTTGAGCATTCAGACATTGAACTCAAGAACCGTAAGCAGGCCCCTGCTGGCTGGGTTGGATTCTGGGACTACGGTCTTTGGGGTCATGACATGATCAGTCTTGGTAATGACTTCTGGGTTGGTGCTACTGCTCTTGGAGATAAGGTAGCCGATCTCGGTGGCGGAATCAAGGTTATCCATGGATCTACCTACCCGGCAAAGTATCTGGGTGCGACTAGTCGTGTAGGCACAAACCCTAAGGCTAAGATTGAAGCGCTTCCTTTTAATATTCCTGCCGGAGTAAACAAGCCAAAACCCACTCGTAAGTTTGCCACGAACAAGCCTTCTGCTGCTGTTCAGCGTCGTATCCAGATTGCTCTGCGTAAGCGCGGACGTTATGAAGGCCCTCGCAATGGCATTTTCGGAACTAACTCTTGGAAGGGTATTCAGCGTACAGTTGCTAACGTAGGCTATGATGGTCCTATCAATGGTATTCCCGGAGAACGTACCTGTCACTTCATTCAGGAATATGCTCGTAAGTTCGGTCGTTACACTGGCCCCATCAACTCGATCCTCGGACCGAATTCTTGGGAAGGTTTCGCGCGCGGACTTGAAGCTGGTCTTAAGTAGGAGAACTGAATGCCTGATGTGAATGATAGTATTCTTGAAACTGTTAAAAAGCTTATAGGGCTTCCTGAAGAATATACGGTCTTTGATTTGGATATTATCATTCACATCAATTCAGTTTTTGCAACTCTTCAACAGCTTGCTGTAGGTCCAGTTCAAGGTTTCGCTATTGAAGATAAAGAAACCAAATGGTTTGATTATATTGGTGACGAAAATGCACTTAACTCGGTAAAGTCTTATATGGCTTTGAAAGTTAAACTTGCTTTTGACCCACCAGCAACTTCTTTTGCGATTGATTCAATGACCAAGATGGTTTCTGAGTATGAGTGGCGACTTAATATTTACGCAGAAGGGACTAAAACCGCATGAGCACAATTGATTCTGTTAAGATGAGCGATAAAACTACTCTATCTCACTACGGCAAGATAGGTATGCGCTGGGGTCATCACACGATGTCTCGCGGTATTCAGTCTCAAGATGCAGCAAAAGCCGCTCGATATTCTAGTCGAGTAAAGAAGTCTGGGGTTTCAAGCCTCAGTAATGATGAGCTTAAAAAGCTTACTACTCGAATCGATCTTGAGAAGAAGTATAAAACACTCAATCCAAGTTCTATCCGAAAAGGCCAAAACGTTGTAAACGGTGTTCTTGCAACAGCAGGAACTATTACAGCAGTTATTGCATTGGCCAAGCACCCTGCCGTTAAGGCCGGATTTAATGCATTGAAAGCCGTAGCTAAAGCTACAGGTAAATAGAAAGGAGGGGTCAGCAATGGGTCTATCGAATACAGCAGTACCAACGTATTATGGTCGTTTCCGCGATGCAGTAAATGACGGTATGATACCGGTCAATGAAGAAGTCGCGATGCAGATGAACCTGATAGATCAACTCATTGCTGACCCCAACTTTTATTACGATGATCGAGCAATCGAAGGATTCATTAAGTACTGTGAGAATGAACTTACTCTCACAGATGGTAGTGATTTCCACATGCTCGACTCCTTTAAACTTTGGGCCGAAGATCTTCTCGCTTGGTTTTACTTTATTGAGCGAACTGTCTATGTCCCGTCACCCGATGGTCACGGTGGTACCTATGTACGAAAGATGATCAAGAAGCGTCTCCGAAGTAAACAGTATCTAATTGTTGCTCGTGGCGCCGCTAAATCGATGTATGCCTACTGTATTCAAAGTTACTTCTTGAATGTAGATACTTCGACTACTCATCAGATCACAACCGCTCCTACAATGAAACAGGCTGAAGAAGTCATGTCTCCATTGCGGACAGCTATCATTAGATCCCGTGGACCTCTGTTTAAGTTCCTCACAGAAGGTTCTCTTCAGAACACTACCGGATCTAAAGCTAACCGAATGAAATTAGCATCCACAAAAAAGGGTGTTGAGAACTTTCTTACAGGATCTATCCTTGAGATTAGACCTATGTCAATTAATAAACTTCAGGGTCTTCGACCTAAGGTTTCTACGATTGACGAATGGCTTTCTGGCGATGTTAGAGAAGACATCGTTGGTGCTATTGAACAGGGTGCATCTAAGCTTGATGACTACATCATTGTAGCTATCAGCTCTGAGGGTACAGTTCGAAACGGTAGTGGTGACACTATCAAAATAGAACTAAAAGACATCCTTAGGGGCGATTACTATACACCTCACGTTTCTGTTTGGCACTACAAGCTGGATAGTCTTGAAGAAGTAACAGATGAAGCCATGTGGCCTAAGGCTAATCCTAACATCGGTAAGACGGTTTCATATGAAACATACCAGTTAGATGTTGAACGCGCTGAAAAGGCTCCTGCTTCACGTAATGACATTTTGGCTAAGCGCTTTGGTATCCCCATGGAAGGTTATACATACTTCTTCACCTATGAAGAAACCATTGCACATCCTAAAATGCGTGACATCTGGCAGATGCCTGGCGCCATGGGTGCTGACCTTTCCCAGGGTGACGACTTCTGTGCATTTACTTTCTTGTTTCCTTTGAGGAATGGTAAGTTTGCAATCAAGACTCGTAGTTACATTTCGATGGCAACTCAGATGAAACTTCCTGGTGCTATGCGAGTTAAGTATGAAGAATTTATCAATGAGGGTAGTCTCCATGTTCTTGAGGGTACTGTCCTTGATATGATGGAAGTTTATGAAGATGTTGATAAGTACATCATGGATCAAAAGTGGGACATTAGAGCTTTTGGGTATGACCCTTATAATGCTAAAGAATTTGTTGAACGATACACCGCTGAGAATGGTCCTTTCGGAGTTGAGAAAGTAATTCAGGGTGCTAGAACCGAGTCGGTTCCACTTGGAGAACTTAAGAAACTCAGTGGAAAGCGAATGCTTATCTTTGATCAGCAACTTATGACTTTTGCAATGGGTAATGCTGTTACTATGGAAGACACTAACGGTAACCGTAAACTTTCTAAGAAGCGTCAAGATGAAAAGATTGACAACGTTGCCGCCCTTCTGGATGCATACGTAGCCTATAAAGCTAATAAAGATGAGTTTGAGTAAGGATCATATTTTGTCAGATACAAGATTATCAGAAGAAACCTTTTCTCATTATGGTAGAATAGGTATGCATTGGGGTCATCGTAACGATGGTTCTCGTCAAAGCGTAGGTCAGCTTTCTAGAAACAATAGGCGAGCCGATCGAGGAGATATCAAAATTGCTAAAGCAGGCGGTGCAGGTCGAGCCATGGCCTCTACTATTGGTAAGCAATTTGTAGCTAGTTTCATTACTGGCTATGGATCTAAACTATTACGAGCTACAGTTTTGAAATCAAACCCTGTAGCTCAGGTAGGGGTAATTGCCGCTAATGGTCTAGTGAATGCTGGATTAATGGCTAGAACTATTACTAGTATTAATGATATTAGCAAAGCTGAAGAACGCGTTGCCACCAGGTAAATCATACCAAAACGTAAAGAAAGGAGGTGACCTATGGGAAAATTTCTAGATAAACTATCTCACGCATGGAATGCTTTTAACGAACCGGATCAAAGTTTCCGTTCTCGATTTAATAGTTTTGGTGGTAGTTTCAGTACTAGCCCCAGTAGAACCCGAATGAATTTTACAAATGAGCGATCTTTGATTGCTGCTATGTATACTCGTATGGCTATTGATGCTTCTTCTGTAACTATGAAACATGTTAAGATCGATGAGAATGGACGATATTCTGAGACCATGAAAAGCGGTCTAAATGAATGTCTAACTATTGAAGCAAATATTGATCAGGCTGCTCGACAGTTCCGAATGGACATGGTATTGACCATGTTTGATAAAGGTTATATTGCTATCGTCCCAGTTGAAACATCATCTGATCCTAGAGGTATAGGGCCATATGATATTAGGACTCTTAGAGTTGGTGAAATTGTTCAGTGGTACCCACAGCATGTCCTCGTAAGTGTTTACGATGATCGCACAGGTCGCCGTCTAGAAATCCCAGTATCTAAGCGAGTAGCTGCTATTGTAGAAAATCCGTTCTATTCAGTAATGAATGAACCTAACTCTACTCTACAGCGACTTCTTCATAAGCTTAGTCTTCTGGACCGAATCGATGAAGCTACTGGTTCTGGTAAGCTTGATATGATTATCCAGCTTCCATATGTAATTAAATCAGAAGCACGTAAAGAGCAGGCAGTAGAACGAGCTAAGGATATCGAAGTTCAGCTTAAGGGCTCTACTTATGGTATCGCCTATACAGATGCTAGTGAGAAAATTACTCAGCTTAACCGGCCTGTTGAGAATAACATGCTTAAGCAGATTGAATATCTCACGGGTCTTCTTTATGGCCAGCTTGGTCTAACCGAAGAAGTATTTAAGGGTACTGCTACTGAAGAAGTAATGCTTAACTACTTCAACCGTACAGTAGAACCCATTCTTACTGCCATTACAGAAGCAATGAAGCGAACCTTCCTTACTAAGACTGCTCGTACTCAGGGTCAGTCTATCGAAGTATTTAGGGATCCCTTTAAGCTTGTTTCTGTTGCTCACATTGCTGAGATTGCTGATAAGTTTACTCGTAATGAGATCTTTACTGCAAACGAGATTCGTGGTATTCTCGGCTTCAAGCCTGCTGTAGATCCGAAGGCTGATGAACTGCACAACAGTAACATGCCTATTGCTGCATCTACACCTCAGCTCGCTATTGAAGCTGGATCCAATGTACCAGAAGAATCGGATGACGATTCAGATCTAGACGAACTGGATAAGATTCTTGACTCTGCGTTTAATGGACTCGGACTAGATGAATGAACGATCTTGAACAATTTGTTCTTTCCCATACGGGCGCCCCCTACGATCCACAAAAAGCTCGAGATTACTATCTACGAAATCGAGTTTTAAAAGGTCGTAGACCAGGCGCCGTCAAAGAATCGGGTATTGGTGAGAGTTCTTCGCAACCTCCAGCCAAAACTAAAAAGCCGACTACTAGAACACCAGCTCAAAGACGGGCACAAAGAAAAGCTAAAGTCGAAGCTCTTCAAGCTCGTCTTGATAGATTGAATACTCTTTTAACGGAACTTGTAAAACAAGCTAAAGCTCGTAGTGGAGTTGAGACGAAAGAATCACCTTCCAAAAGTTCTACTAAAACAGCATCCAAAAAAACATCAGATCTTACAGCTAAGCAGAAGAACGCGGCCGCAAAAGCTTCTGAGAAGTACCGGGAAGAAAACAAAGAAACGCTAGCCAAGCAAGCTGAAAAGCTACAAGGTGACATCAAAGAAGTACGAGCTAAGATTAAAGAAGTTCGTGACGAATTGAAAGCGTCTATTAATAGATCTCGATCCAAGTCCAAAACCTAAACTTAAGAAAGGAGATCTTCAAAATGAAAGCAGATTTTAGTGGTTATGCAACTGTTAATGATCGTTTGTGCTCTGATGGCCGAACAATTATTAAGGATGCATTCAAGCACCAGGATCGCCAGAAGATCCCACTCGTTTGGCAGCATCGCCATAATGAGCCTATCAACGTTCTAGGTCACGCTTTCCTTGAGAATCGTGAGGATGGCGTATATGCATATGCTTTCTTCAACGATACTGAAATGGGCCGACACAGTAAGCTGATGGTACAGCACGGGGATATTACTGCCCTGTCTATCCATGCAGGTGGTCTTACTCAGCGTGGTCGTAATGTGGTTCATGGAACCATTACAGAACTTAGTCTCGTTTATGCCGGAGCAAATCCAGAAGCAATTATCGATAATGTTACCATTCAGCATTCTGATGGTGGCGAATTTGTCGAGCTTCAGGACGAAGCAATTATTTACACTGGAGAAACTCTCCAGCACGAAGACATGCCGGATGAACTTCTTGAAGAAATTCAGGATGAACCCGACGAAAAACCAGGAGAAGAAACAATGACCCCACCCATTAAGCAGCCGGTCGAGAAGACCCCCGAGGAACTGTCTCATGCAGACGACGAGCGTACCGTCGCTGATGTTTTCGATGAATTCACCGAAGAGCATAAAAACGTAACCTATTTCATGATTGGTGAAGCGGTCGAGAAGGCCGAATCCCTTTCACACAGCAATGAAAACGTCACCGACGAAATCAAACAGCACATCCAGGAAGGCTTTGAAACCATGACCCACAACCTCTTTGACCAGACCGGTGGTACCGGCACGAAGGATAAGCCTACGCTCTCCCACGCTCAGTTTGCAGAAATTGTTGCTGACGGTAAGAAGAACGGTTCGCTTAAGGAGTCCTTCCTTTCACACGCTGCTGAGTACGGAATCGAAGACATTGACTTCCTTTTCCCGGATGCCAAGGCACTCACCAACACGCCGGAATTCATTTCCCGTCGTATGGAGTGGGTTTCCAACGTTCTGAGCTCCACCAAGCACGCACCGTTCTCTCGTATCAAGTCTGTTGCGGCAGACATCACGGCAGATGCTGCTCGGGCAAAGGGTTATGTTAAGGGAAACCTTAAGAAGGACGAAGTCATTCGTCTGCTTAAGCGAGTCACCACGCCGACCACCATCTACAAGAAGCAGAAGCTTGACCGGGATGACATGATTGACATCACCGAGCTCGATGTAGTTGTTTGGCTCAAGGCTGAAATGCGCATCATGCTTGATGAGGAAATTGCAATCTCGATCCTTATTGGTGACGGTCGCGAGTCCGACGATGAAGACAAGATTGACGAAGATCACATTCGTCCGATCGCTTACGATGTTGACATGTACAACACCGTTGTCGACCTCGATGGTACTCCGACTCCGGCCGAGACCGTCGATGCAATCGTTCGTGCACAGGTTAACTACAAGGGTACGGGTCGTCCGACCTTCTACACCACGGCTAACCAGCTCACCAACCTGATCCTCGACAAGGACACCCTCGGTCGTCGTCTCTACGCTACCGAAGCTGAACTGGCTGCAAACCTCCGCGTCAAGGAGATTGTTGTTGTCGAGGCTATGGAGCGCGACCTCTCGATCGTCGGTATCATTGTTAACCTTGCTGACTACACCATTGGTGCAGACAAGGGTGGCGAAATCAACATGTTTGATGACTTCGACATCGACTACAACCAGAACAAGTACCTCATTGAGACGCGAATCTCTGGTGCCCTGACCAAGCCGAAGTCGGCAATCACCATCAAGTCCAACCCTGGATCTGTTGTTACTCCTGCTGCCCCGACCTTTGTCGCTGGTACTGGTGTAGTTACGATCCCGGCCACGACTGGTGTTGTCTACAAGAACGCTGACACGGGTGCAACGCTCTCCTCGGGCGCGCAGACGGCCATCGCGCCTAACGCGACCATCGAGATCGAGGCAGTTCCGGCTACCGGTTACAGCTTCCCGCACGGCTTCGACGCCGACTGGGAGTTCACCCGCAACGCATAAGGACCTTCAAAATGGCAAAGTTTTACGGTGAAATCGGTTACGGTACATCGGTAGAGACTAAGCCTGGAGTGTGGGAGGACGTCATCATAGCGAAAGATTACTATGGTGACGTCCTCCGTGACACCCGTAAACTGGAATCCGGCGAAGGTCTCAACAATGATATCTCAGTAGGTAATCTAATCAGTATTATTGCTGATAAAAAACTTACTGAGAACTTTTTCGCGATTAGATATATTGAGTGGATGGGTACCAAGTGGACTGTCCCTGATGTCGAAGTAAAGGCCCCGCGTCTTCTTTGCAGATTGGGGAAGGTTTATAATGGGAACACGCCTTGAGCTTCATACAATTCTTTTGAGTCTTATGCCGGAAAACCATAAGAACGTATACTTCCAACCACCTCCGGATTTGCAGATGTCGTATCCAGCAATCGTCTATAAACGAGATTTTGCTAATACGATCTTTGCTTCAAACATTCCCTACCGAAGTGAAAAACGTTATATGGCCACTATCATCGATAAAGATCCTGATAGTGAAATTCCAGATAAGGTTGCCAAACTGCCAAAGTGTCTTTTCGTGAGACATTTTACTGCAGATAAACTCAATCACGACATCTACAATCTTTATTTCTAGGAGAAATTACAATGGTTAAACTTCTTTGGGATCAGACTGCGGAACGCACCTATGAAACTGGTGTAGACCACGGCGTTCTCTTCATCCCCAATGGAACTGGTATCTACAACACTGGATTTGCTTGGAATGGTCTT